CTGGCCGCATTTGGTAGATACCAAGCGCAGGGCCTCTAGGTTGTTTGATCCATTTCCCGCCCTCAGATTCATTCGCGCAAGTGAACAGAAGCAACTCTTGAGCAAACTCAGAGTACAAAACCATATCCTGTAAGACTGGTCTAATGACTAGTTCAGATAGTTGACTAGAATTGATCATAGTTTTTATTCCGATTCATCTATACTATAATTGCATTAATTATAACCGGATTAAACAGATGACTAAAATAGATGCTACCAAAATCTATGAAAATTTAAAGTTCGGAAGGATTAAATTTGAAGAAGAGAAAAATTGCGTACAAGTCTTAGAAATAATGTCAGATTGGAAAAAAGGTACATTAAGCGCAATATGTACAGCGATTGGGGTCAGTGAGTCTACATTCTATAAATGGCTTAAAATAAGTGAAATGTTAAGAGAGTGCTATTCTCTAGGTAAGATGTTTGCTAGAGAGAATTGGGAAGAAGATGGAAGAGCACTTCAGTGGGAAGTAACGGAGAAAGGAACTAGCAATCATCGGTTTGAATATTGGCGTATGATTGGTTGGTCGAGATTTGGAGTAGGTAAGAATTCGCGTGTACGTTTAGAGTTAGATGAGGAAGGTACGCCAAATCAACACTATAACGAATTGATTAAACAAGCTGCCCAAGGTGACTTTACAGCCGGGGAAATTAAACAGCTAATGGAAGCGATTAACGTTGGCTTGAACGCACACCAAGTATTCAAGTTACAGCAAGAAGTGGATGAATTGAAAGGCATGTTAGAAAAAAAGGAAACAAACAAAAATGCCGACCATAGCCGCCCAGTTAAATGAAATCAGAAAACGGATTAATATTCCTTGGCGAATCGTTTATGTTGATCGCAAAATAGAACCAAGTGAGTATGAAGAAAAGACGATATATGTACACATTTGGATTTAGACAAGGAGAGATGACATGGGTCTTTTTGGCGAAATAGGTAAAGTATTAGCAGGCGGGTTAGCTTTCGCTGGTCATGCGTTAGAACACGGTGTAGCAAGAGTATATCATTCTGCCACTGGTGTTCCTACTGCTAGTGAGAAACGTGATCAAGCTTCTGCGGTAAGAGATCAGATCAATGCTTACAAAGAACAAACAAGCATTGCTTCTAAGCAAGTTGAAGAAGCAAGACAGTCTAAGGATGTAGAGAAGAGAAGAATTGAAGAGAAACAGATTCGTTCCCTTCGCCGCAATTACAGGCCGCCGGGCGGTTTGTTAGGTAGTCAAGGTGGTATTCCAAGTCCAAAAAGTTTATCTAGTGTTAGTGAAACACCTGAAGTCTCAAGCAAACTAGGACAATAATTGATGGATACATCGCAGGGATTAGGAACGTTAGGCACACCGAACACGCTATTAGAAACGCTGCGTAAACGATACAACGCTGCTAAGTATGTAGCCGATCTTTGGATTCCTATCATGCAAGCGTGTTTCTTTTATGCTATTCCTTTTCGTAATCGTTATTATCTTCCAGGCAAAGAATTCCAAGGTACAGCGCAGAATACTCGCGTGTACGACACCACAGCGATTGAAGGTGTTAAGACATTCGTTTCAAAGCTACATGACACGATGACACCCCCACAAATGCAGTGGGGATTTCTGGAAGTTGATGTCAGCATGGTTGATGATGCTGAAAAAGATGTTGGCTTGTTGCAAGAAGCACAGTTAATTCTTGATAAGTATATGCGTCAGTTATTTGCTTACATTCATGCTTCTAATTTCGATGTTGTAATTAATGAGTGTTACTATGATTTATGTATCGGCACCTCTGCTCTCGTTATCAATCAATATACTGATAGTGATCCGTTCTTATGTACTAGTATCCCGATGGACAAACTTGCTATTGAAGAAGCTGTTAACGGTAAGATTGAAAGTTGGTTTCGTACGTGGCAAAACATGAAGATAGCGGAGTTAAATACCCGCTGGCAAAAGATAGTGTTAACACCGGATTTAATCGCAAGCATGGCCTCAGATCCCGATGCAAAAGTCAGGATGTTATACGAAGGTGTTGCTTACTTCTGCAATGAGCCTAAGCCTTATCTTTATGCTGTATGGGCAGACAATGGTGTTTTGTTTTATGAGTGGCTCGAATCTAATCCTGGGATTATTTGGAGGTTTCAGAAGACTAATAACGAAACATGGGGCAGAGGCCCAGTCATGGAAGCATTACCTTCTATTATCAGTTTAAATGAAATTGCTCGAATTGAATTAGCTTCTGCTAACTTAAATACATTCAGGCCGTATATGGGGTTTTCCGATGCTGTATTTAATCCTCACACATTTAGATTGGAACCATTTACTATTATTCCTATTGCCCCTATCGGTACAGGGGGGCAAGTTCCTTTAATCCCGTTACCAGATAGCACAAGTCCAGGGATCATGCAGTTTTCTATTGCTGATTTGCGATTGCAGATTAAAGCACTTCTCTTTGCTGAACAGCCACAAGACGCACCCGGTATTCAACCACAAACCGCATATGAATTATCATTAAGACAAACTAATTTAGCGCAAAAAATTGGCCCACTGTTTTCACGTCTACAACAAGAATTTCTATGGCCAGTGATACAACGATTCGCCCACATCTTACATACAATGGGTAAATTGCCACATCCTAAGATTGGTAAGTTGCCAATTATATTTAAGTATAAATCGCCATTAGCTTTAGTCGCTGGCCAACAAGAAGTAAGTAAGTTCATCCAATACGTACAAACGTTACAGGGAATCATGGGGCCAGATGCCGCACAGATTTATATTAATCCTAGAACGACACCTTACATGTTGGCTGAGTCATTACAGATTGATACACGCTATTTAAATAATCCTGATGCCGTTGCAGAGGTCATGCAGAATGTTCAGAACCAGCATAACCAAGCAATGATATCTGGCCAAGAAAACCCGGAGCAACCACCAACCTCACCTTTAGAACAAGTATAGGAACCATGAATGGAATTAAAAGATAACCCGTTATTGAAACAAGAAGATTATTTGTCTGGATATCGTGAAAGCATAGAAAACCTAAAAAACAAACCTGAGTTAGTCCAATTCGATAAATTTTGTTATGAACTGTTTCACATGAATGAGATGGGTAGAAAGTTCATGGAATTAGTTGAGGAACGATATTTAATACCGAGTATGATTAATCGTGAAGCCAATAATTACCAATTGATGGTCATATGGGCTGATGGGTTTAAAGATGCATTCAGGATGATTAAGCAAAACATAATGTCTCACGAACAAAGAATAAAAGCGGGCAAATCGAATGACAGATGAAGTAAAAACAATAGAAGTTGATAATCCTAGTTATTACATTGATGACAACTTACCTGGTGTTGGTGAAAGGCCTGTATGGTTAAGTGACAAATTTAAAACGGTTGCTGATTTAGCTAAAAGTTATCATGAACTAGAAAAGAAAGTAGGAACTGCCCCGGATGAATATGATATCTCCAATTCTAAGTTTATTGACCCAAATTACGGCCCTATTCAAGAGATGTTGGCACTGGCTAAAGAAAAAAGGGTTTCAAAAGAAGTGATCGATAAGATGATTGATTCCATCGACAAATACATGGATGAGTTCAGTGTAGACTATGAAGAAGAAGCCAAGAAGCTAGGTGACAATGCCAAAGAAAGATTAACAACATTAGACAATTGGGCTAAAGCAAACCTGAGCAATAAAGCATACGAAGCATTAACAAGTAATTTAAAAAGTGCCGATTCGATTAAAGCATTAGAAGAATTAAGGGGTAAGATGATGAGCAGCGTACCACAAGTTCCACCGGGTAATGAATCAGCCGCAACAAATGTACCGTCTATTGCAGATCTACAATCTGAATTATCTAATAACTTAAATAAATTCAAAACAGATCCGCATTACAGAAAAGATCTTCAAGGAAGATTGGAGATGGCTGCAAAAACTTCGGGTATTGTTGACAAATCTGGTTATTAATCTGCTATAATTATTTCAATTCTCTTGTGTCGTGACTGATGCAAGAGATTGGACAACTTAATACTTAGACCTGGAAAACAGACAATCTAAGCCGTGTTAAGCCCTAATTTTACTAGTCAAACACTTTGATTATTTATTAGGAGCAAACACATGTCGGCGTCCTTAACAGCGGTACAACAGATAGAGTTCGATGCGCTTGTAAAAGCAGAATATCAATCCCTTGGCTTCTTACTACGCGACACAGTACGTGTACGTAGAGATGTCATAGGTGCAACTGTTTCATTTCGTAAAGTAAACCAGATCCAAGCAGTACCGACTGGTTACTTACAAACAGTAGTGATTCAAGATCCTAACTACTCTCAAACCCAAGCGATTTTACAGAAGTACACAGCTCCAACAGCTGTTGATACCGTTCAAGAATTAACAGTTAACTTTGACGCCAAAATGGAAAATGCAATGTTAGTTGCAAACGCCCTTGGCCGTCGCTCAGACCAAATCATTATTGATTCGTTAGAAGTAAGTCCTGGCGATGTCATCGTTGATGGTGGCACGAACATGACTTATGCCAAATATACTGAAATCATTAAGTTCTTTGACAACAATGCTGTTCCATTGCCAGAACGATTTGTCGCAATGTCAGCTAGCAATTTCCAAAGTTTGTTACAAGCCGATCAATTCGTTTCAACCTTCTATACTCAAAACAGAGTATTAGATAAAGGTTTTGTTAGAGAATATTTAGGAATTAACTTAATCATCATTCCTGAAATGGTGGAAGGTGGATTACCATTAAGTGCGCTCAATATCAGAAAGTGCTTCGCTTGGCATAAGCAATCAACTGGTATGGGTATTGGTCATGACTTCAGAACTGAAATTAACTACTTGCCACGTGAAACTTCATGGTTAGTAAATGGTATTTTCTCAGCTGGTGCTGTCACGATTGATAATAAAGGTATCTTAGAAATCGATTGTGATGAAACGGTATAATATTATTAACTAATTTTTGGAGTCTACTACTATGGCTTTTACATTAGCGAATTGGACTTGCGTATCTGCCTCTCTCTCGCAAGGTCAGTTGAGTGTTACACCTTTTGGCGAACTAACACCAACTTTGATTAATGCTCCTAACCTTTTTACTTACAACAGCCCAAACGATACCGTTGCACAGATTGGTGCAGCTGATTATTTTTTGCCGATTTGGTTCAACTTAAAAGTTAACGATATCGTGCTTGGTGGTGGTACTGATGCTAGTTTTGCTCTTGTCATTACTGCTGTTTCCGAGACAAGTGTAACGACAGGCAGCATGGGTTTAACAACTGGTGTTGTCGGTACAACTGATATTATTAACAATGCGGTTACTTATGCGAAAATGCAACAAGCTGCGGCTAGCAGGTTACTCGGTAATCCAACAGGTGCGCCAGCTAACATTTCAGAAATTTCATTGGGTAGTGGTTTATCTTTCTCAGGTACCGCTCTTAATGTGGCTAGCACTAGTTTACAGTATGCAAGTGTTGCTATTTCTTCTGCTGAGTTTCTTGGGATGTTTGCCGCCCCTAAACTATTAGTCGCTGCACCTGGGGCTAATAATTTAATCGTAGTAGATCAAATGGTATTAGGACTGACATTTAACACAGTCGCCTATGCTGCTGGTGGTATCGTTGCTGCTCAATACGACTTGACTGCTAACGGTCTCGGCGTATTAGCATCGAGTGGCGAAGCTGCTGCTGATTTCTATGCTGCTGCAAGTTCTTCGTTTAGATCGAATGGTGATACCTCTGTTGCGCCGTTCCTGACGTCGGTCAACAAGGGTCTCTACCTCTCGAACAAAACTGCTGCATTCACGCTGGGTAACTCAGCATTGAAAGCGCATGTTTGGTATCGCATTGTCAGCGTGGTCTAGAAATAATAGTTATGGGCGTAGCAATACGCCCTTTAACTAGGAGAATTTGAATTGGCATATACCAAAACTAGCATCATAAATTTAGCCGTCATGTTGCTAGGTCATAAGCCTATTATCACACTCGACAATGCAGATGATCT